AGTTTCCAGGATTACCAGTATCGTAGTATAAGTTATAAATGTTTGCGCTACGTGCCCAACCTTGTGTATTACCTGCAACTGTTCCGGCAACGTGTGTTCCGTGATCCCCGACACCGTAAGAATATGTACCGTTAGCGCCGTTGCCTATCTCTGCACTATGTTGAAACCAATTGTATTGAATAGCTCTAGAACCTCCAGTTCCGTCGGCGTTTACTGCATACTCTGGATGATTCCATACAATACCATTAGTATCACAAATCACCACATCGACATTATTACCTGTTTCAGTTAGCGTTATAGTGCCAGTCTGTGCAGCAGTGCCCGTGCCGTCACCTTCGTACCCTGTACCTCCCCAGCCTGATCTCTGAGTACCTTCGGCACATCTTAACAGCCCCCAATTTTTCATGGTTCCACTAGTGCTAGGTGACTTGTCCCAAGCTGTACTAGTTTGCTCAACAGCAGTTGTTCCTGCTTGGATACCTAAATAGTATGGAGCAATTGAAATTGTTTTAATTCGTGGATCTTTTCTTAATTCTTCTACTTCTAACTCAGTTAAAAAATAATGAGTATTTCTACTAGTAGTTCTACGGTGTAGACAATCTACACTTCTTAGTAAATCTATATTAGGCGGGCTTTTCCCTTCGGTTTCTAAATCAGCATATAAGCTATCTAAATCTTCGAAGTTATTAACAGTTACAATATATTCTTTTCTTTTAATGTAATCTGATATAGACATGTTATGCCTCTAGTTGTACGACAACAAGTGTTACAGTGACAGTAGAAGTACTACCTGATTTATTAGTTACTCTAACAGGAATGTTAGTAGTCGGAGTACCTTCGTTGTTAAAACCAAATGCTCCCGGACTAATTAAAATTGTACTAGCACCTGTAGTAATAACTTCAGCAATGACTCCGGCTCCTGGCGCAGGATCTACGCCTTCTAGTCTACTGGCATCAGCAGTTCTACTTGTAGAATCGGTATATAATCTTACCCATGATGCAACGCTAGTTTGAATTTTATAAAGCATGTAGCCTTTAAATCCAGTAATATCTATGTTGCCAGATGCATTACTGGCTAACGATGCTGATGTTCCGGCAACACTTGCCCTGCTAGACAATCCACTACCTGCTCCAGGAATCTGCCAAGAACTAGGTCCATATATTTTTATAGAATTTGCAGTTGAGTCATAATACATCATTCCGGATACAGGTGATGCACCAACTGCAGAATTAGCAGTAGCTTCGCTAGCATACGATGGTAGCTGAAGTACACTCATTAATTGTAAAGCAAAATTTCCGTCGGTAGCTATTTGTCGACTAGTAATACTAATACCTTCAATGGCTACATTACCAATACCATTTGATCTAATGGTAATTGATTGATTACTGGAAGTTGATGTAATTAGGCCATCTTGACTTAGAGTCATTCCACCTACGGATAAACTGAAATTATTTCCTATGTTAATGTTACTCAACACAGACATTGTCGATTCGCTAAGTGCCTGTATGCTATTGACTCGCCATACACCTTGTGATGTTAATACTGCTTTTTCTGATAATACACCTGCTGTATTACGAGTATCAAAAGCAAGTTCGCCCGGAACTATTCCTAGTGACACAGCTCCAGAAACTCTAGCAGTTATACTACCGATTGATACTCTATTGGTACCGTCGTGACCTATAAAATTTAAATCAGCAATATCGTCTCCGTTAGCAACAGCAGCTATTGCGAGACCAGTACCTCTTGTTCTTAAAAAATTTAAATTTACTGCATCAGCGGTTGCATGATGTTGTGCAAAAGTAAGCCCACTACCAAACGCACTAGAGTATGAATTTCTAACAATATATACATTACCGTCAACTAGGGTAGTGTTATTTCCAAAACTAGTAGTTGTCGTTGGGCTAATATTTAATTCACCTGTTTTTGTAATATTACCATTAGGATTAATTGTTAAACTAGTGTGTAATATAATGTCGCCATTTCCAGCTGGATCTATATTAATATCTCCATTACCTGTAGAAACAATACTGAAACCGTTGACATCTAATGCACCGCCTAGCTGCGGTGTTGTATCGTTGACAATATCAGTGAGTCCGCCACCGCCACTGACTGTTCCCGGTTTCCATTGACTTGTTCCGCTGTTCCAAACAAGAGATTGACCGTTAGTGGGAGGAGTCGTTGAAGTATCAACATCTGCTAGAGCATTGATACTAGATGTAGTGTAAACTCCGTTAGTAACTGTGCTTGCATTTCCACTAACATCGCCTGTAACATTTCCAACAAACGGATTGTTTGCTGCCACGGTAATAACGTTACCATCATAGCTGACTGTTAAATTTGTTCCTGCAGCAATAGTTCTAAATTGTAATGCACCACCATTTGCAGTTTTAAACACTGGTGCTCCTGCACCTAAGTTAGTTCCGGATATTACTGCAAAAGTGTCTATATAGTCAAAATTGTCATTAACTTTAGTAAACGCAGCCCGTAGATCGTCTCCTGTACCATCGTTTGCATAAGTTCCTAGATTAATATTTTGTATGGCCATATCTCACTCTCATTTACTATATTTAGCTGGTTCTAACTTTTGCTAAACCTAGCATACTTAAAGTGCGTATATAAAACCAACCTATGTCAAATTCCCAGGATTTTACACTTAACTTTGCACTAGCTGGTGCTAGGTGATGATTGTTGTGCAATTCTTCTCCACCAATAATAATACCCCAAGGTACAATGTTCTTGCTAGAATCTTTAGTTTCTCCATTGCGATATCCCCACCAATGCCCAATACCGTTGACAACACCTGCTGCCCAGAATGGTATCCATAACATTTGAATACCCCACACAATTAAGCCCCATGGTCCAAAGAACACAAGATCTATGATCAACATTAGAAGAATACCAAGGCGGCAGTGTGGAGTATAAAGTTTGCGTTCAATCCAGTCATCCGGAGTACCTTTACCGTATTCTATAGTCATACGTGCATCTTTTGCCGCTAGATAATAGTAGTAAACGCCCCTGAAGAATATATTTTTAATACCGTATGTAACTGGACTATGAGGATCACTATCTTGATCTGTAAATCTATGATGCTTACGATGTATAGCGACCCACTGTTTAGTAATCATACCAGTAGTTAGCCACAGCCAGAAACGCATGGTATGTGCAACTATTGGGTTAAACTCCACTGCTCTGTGTGCTTGGCTGCGATGCAGATACAGAGTAACGCAGGCGATAGTAATGTGGGTAAGTAGTAGTGTTATTAAAATTATAGTCATCATGTATTTAACCTACAAATATTCCATGAGTATATACAGAAAAAAATATCGCACTTTAGATAAGGTGCGATATTGGTGTTAAATTACGTGGTAAGGTATTAAAACTAACTATCAGATCCGACCCTATTATAGAATGATATCACGCTCTCTTTAGTATATTTACCGTTCTGTTAGTATCCAATTATGCAGGAGTTTTGCAAACTAAAAAATTGAATTGATTACTATTTGCAGTTCCAACATTAGCCCCTGTAAAAAAATTAACCACACGCCCAGACTCTGAAGTCCAAATATTGTAAGCATGACTTGAAAATACCCACCCATAAACACTTTGAGCATCAGCATAACTTAGCACTGCTGTGAGACTTTGAAGTTCCGCAACAGTAGCGGTTCGCCATGTGCCTGCTGAAAAGCCTAGGCCTGTGAAGTTTGCGGCGTGGGTTTGAGCCTCTGCATAAGTTCCACCAGTGGTCATAGGAGCCCATGTCAAGCCAGCTAGAGTAACATAGCCTGCTGGCAGTAGTGAGAGGCGTCGTCGACGACCAAACTTGAATGAACCGGTGAATGAACTCAACATGTTAGAATCCTGTGAGTTGTCCCAGCACTGTGTAAGTGCCAGCATTGTTTATGATACTGAATGTCACTACATCAGTTCTGTTGGTGCTGGGTGTTGGTGTGATATTGCCCTGCCAGTTTATAGTCTGTGCCACACCTGCAATCTGAACTGCACTAGGATAGTAACCTGTAGCGCCTTGCGCTATGATTATGGTCACTGAGGTAGCTCTATTCCATGTATCAAGTAAATTAGTTAAATTCACAGTCCAGTTGGCATCTGGGCTTGTATGATAAAATAAGTGTCCGTTGGCGCAGTTGTGTGTTACTACACCGGTAGCATCTGCCAAACTACTGAAGAATTCATAGACTCCATTTGCAACAAATAAATCATCAACTACCACATTAGTGCCATTGGATTTACTACCTAGTATCACAGCTCCTACACCACTGCTTCGTCCTATCTCAATCTGTCCATTATTTGCAGAATCAATAATTACATAGCTTTCACCTTCAATGGTCAAGTTCCCAGATATATTTTTTACCACAGCACCTTCGGGCAATGTCAGTTCACCTGTTGAAGAAAATCCCCAACTCTTATAGCCATTTGACAATACTCCAACTGGCACAGGTCCAGGTCCAGTACTTAGAGCCCACCCGATGAGATCATTGCTGGTGTATTTGCTGTCACCATCTATGAGTACATACCAAGTGCCGCCTAGGTTTTCTACAGTGACACTACTGTTGTCATTACCTGTATAAAGTGTGTCGTTAGTTTTGTTATAAGTTTGATTTACTGGACCATTACCAGCACCACTTAGAGTTAGTATAGCAGTTTGATCAATAGCGTCAAGACTGATACCTTCACCGCTGGCAATGTGGAATCCCATGCCCACACGAATTGTTGTATCGGCACGATCAAATACTATGCCACCATCTTGCGGCAATTCCAGATCGCCATCCTCACCAAACTGCCAACGGCGCAGAGTTGAGTCACTCAAGTTGATGTCAATGTTGATGTTGCCTTCGCTGCGGATGTCTCCGGGTATAGTCACCGACCCGTCTGCACTAAATGTCCAATTCTTTGATCCTCCAGGTGCTGCGCCAGAACCGTTTGATATTATGTTGATATCTGTAACAGAGGTAAGAGCGAGATTGCCTGCAATCGTGCTGACTTCTGCTCCTTGAATTTGAAGTTGATCACCACCAGTTATAGCAGGAAAAGTAACAAAAGGATCGGCAACACCTGGACCACCGACCAAGGTAACTTCAACCCCATCAGTGATCTTTAATTTATCAACGGTAGCGGCAGTCCAATAACCACCTTGATACGAAAGCACATCACCTGCTTGCGGGCTACCAAGATTTACATCAGTGAGGGCATCCAGTCTAATAAACTCGCCATCAGCATGTGCAACAGTGCTGCCATTCCAAGTAAGGCTGCCATTATTATCTACTCCTAGACTATTGCCACCGATGTAGATTGTGTTGTTGCTGACATATAAACTCTTCCAAGGTCTAGCAGCACTGCCTAAATTATGTTCATTAGCGATATTAGGAACAATATCACCTTGCATAGTCAGTTCACTTGCTACAGTAACAGCCTGGTCGATGACAATAGCCGAACTGTCAGTGGTACTCATCGTACTGCCCGTAAATTCAAACGCACCTAGATTTATTCCGCCGTTGTCTAATCCTAATGCAGTGTACAGTTCAGTAAAATTATCATTGACCTTACCGAACGCTGTGCGGATCGGATCGCCGTTTCCTGTATCAGCAGTGCCGGTATTAATTATTTTTTGTGTCATTTTTCGCTCCGATCCTTATCTTTAAACTCTACCAACTGCAACTTCAATTACACCCATTTCAGTGTAGTCTTTGTCTTCTAGTGCTTTGCCAATGATAGTACCTACTCGAGGATCTATGGCCTTGGCAGCATGTCCCACAATACCAGCAGTGGTTAACATATCACCTTTCTTAACACGCCCAACTACCTTACATGGTACACGACCTTGTAGTGCTACTAGTGCTCTAGTTCCTGCTAGTTCAGCATTCATTGAGTAGCCTGGAGCAGTAGAAACAACACCTGCTAGTCTTGCATCACCAAAGACGTTTGTAGTTGTAGTTTCAGCAGTGCCGCCAAATATCAACACAGTGCCTGGTTCGTATTCCTTGTCTGCTGTATAATATTCAGCCAAGTCAGCAAATCTTGCCTGTGTTGCTGTTGTTGTTAATACATTAGTACTGGCATTGTAGGTCATGTTAGAATTAACTCTAACACCTTGATTACCACTAGTAGCAGTTACAAAAGTTACATAGGCTGTAGCAGAAGTTGTATCATTAGTAATTGCCACGTTTGTAGAACTGGTTGCAGCCAATGTTGCATTTGTTCCCGGAGTCCACTGTCCTTTATAGGTCACAGGAGTTGAGTTATCTGCACTACCTATACCGCTGATCAGTTCAGTACCGCCTGGTGTTTTAACAACTAGTGTTGAACCTGAGTATGCTAATACAGTGTTACTATTCAATTGAATTGCTTGTACGTCAATAAATCCAGCTTCAGTTGACGACTTAGTTCTAACTAGAGAATTTGCAGAACCGTTGGTTGTGATAGCAGATATACTAAATGAACTTGCTACTTCGCTAGCACCTTTAGTAAACGTATATGCATATGGTTGACTTAGTGTTGCCGAAGCATTAAATTCATTCCAGGTTCCCTTCTTAAGAATTGACTCTGCTGTAAGTTCTCTAGGATACGTTGCGCTGCCAGTGAAGTTACCCAGTACTGCGCCATTGCCAATATTGGCAATTTCAGTTACAGCAACACCACCTGCTTTAATACCGATAAATCCTGCACCGTCGTCTTCAAAGTTAGCACTGTCAAATTTTGCAATACCTTTTACTGCCGCGCCTGATGTATTAGCAGTTGCATTAGTTAATGACAGTTTGCTCTGTTGAATAGCAGCAGTTGGACTAACATCAGCGTTAACAATGACTTCTGGTGCAATCTGCATGTCAAGTCTAGCATTGTTTACACCTATAACTGTTGCTCCAGCTGCGTGTGTAGTTGCAGTTGTAGTCTTAACGCCTCTAGTTACGCTGTCAAATCTATTAGAAGCTAGTGTTACACCAGTATAGGTAAACAGTTCGTTACCTATCTGAATAGTACCGCTTGTTGGGAAACCAGTTATGTCAGTAACAACAATACCGTTACTAACGTTAATTTGACCTACATCAACTATCCCTGAGTCAATAGTTGGGAAACTAGTTACACCACCTACTAGAGTAGTTGTATTCACACTAGTGTACTGTGAAGTAATGTCTCCACCGAACGACGCAGTTGTGACTGACTTGTTACCGCCTGTAGCAATAACTACTTCACCAGTAATGTTGTTTGCACATACCATACTACCCGAAGCAGTTGATAGTGTCACTGCCGAACCGCCTGGTGTTAATGATACAGTGAATGTAGTTCCACTAGGTTTAGTCTTAACATAGTATGTTAGACTTCCGCTAATACCGCCAAATGTTGTACCCGTAAATCTAATTGGCTGTCCTATTACTAGGTATGCGGTTGTATCACAGGTAATTAAATTAGTTGTAACTGTAGTATTAGTACATGTTGCTAATGTTGCGCCAGTTAATATACTAACATCAGTTAATTCTGATAGTTCATCATTGAGTCCAACTTGCGTGTCAACATAGGCTTTTGTAGCAGCATCAGTTGAGGAACTAGGCGCACCTATGCCAATGATTTTATTGCCGCCCATGCTAAGATTACCGACCATAGCCAATTGACCGTTTAGTGGTAAGTACCCCGGTCCGATCAAGTTTGGTGTTGGAATCAGGCCACCACCATGATCTAAGCCTAGACGTTTATCGATATATCCGCGAATAGCCGACTGCACTGGAACAGTGTCAGCAGCATTGTTGGTCATTGTGTTATCTGTGGAGAACTCGCTAACAGTAACACCACGTTTAAATCCAATACCGTCTAAGTTACTCAGTGCAATACTTGCTGAGAACGTAACAGTACCAGTACCCTGGTCAACTGTAAAATAAGGTCCTACACGGAATACACCGTCCTGGTCTGTAGTTACATAGAATACACGGCCTTTATTAGTTTCAATAACTTCGTTTTCTTGACTAGGTTCTTGACTTGGGTTACCAAAAATAGTTGTTGGATAGTTGCTGGTGTTAAATCCGCCGGTGCCTATATCTAAGAAGTCATGTCCAGTAGCTCGACAAGTTGAAATTTTAATAGTGACAGCCCCAGTAGATCCGCTCGGCAAACCTGCACGTAGTGTCCTTGATTCGTCATCTGGAAATACTTTATTAATGCCACTAGCTGTTTGACTGTAATTATTGTTATCGCTATAGTCAACAAATGATATATACGCAGGAACAAGTCCGGCTGCTGCTACATACTCTGTAATTCTATGTATTTTACCATTCCAAGCAAATGCTAATGTTCCTGAATTTAATAAATCACGTTTTGCCGCGTTTTCTGATCCACTAATATCAATGACAGCAATCTTAGTATCGCCGATGGTGCCGCCCATCGTCTTGGCCCCATTGTCGGGATCAACTGTTAACACTTTGTCTGCATCACTTACTGGTTTTAAATATGAAAAACTAGTATCAATGGATAATACCGCTTGATTGGCAGGTAATACCGAACCGTCGGCTAACGATAACCCATATGCAATAACACGTAGGATGTCCGGACTAGTTGCACTGAATTCTAAAGCAGTACTAGGTCTAGTTGGGTTAACGTTGTCGATGCTGTCAAATCTAAAGTTTTGTAAACCTCTAATGATCAGATTAGTATGATCCGATAACTGTGAAGTAAGACCGTTAGCTTCCCTGTTATCGTTAGCATTAGACGTAAGTCCAATTAATAATACTTCTTGACCACCGTATATATTACCGGTGACTGTGGCAGTACCAGTGCCTGTTCCCACTGCGGTAGCCGTGAATACTGTGCCTACAGTATTGCTAGACGAGCCAATTAGCGTAAAGTTTGTTGATCCACTACCTGTGCTGACAATAGTATAAACTTTGCCTCTAACAAAACTGCCAGCTGTTATAGTTGCACCTGTAGCAAATGTACCGTAAGATGTGCTAACTACAGGAGTAACTAGAGTAGGATCAGTGTACAATTCTAATTGAGATGAACTTAATCCAGCAGTTGACACCTTAGCATAGTACAAACCAGTGATCTGTGTCATGCCTGCTATGTCACTAATATTGACAAGATCCCCGTCATTGTAATGATGTGCAGCATCTAATGTTACTTTTGCAGGACTTGCTTTAGTGATCGCAGTTACGGCATAGGTAAATCTTTCATACGCAGTACCACCGTAGTAGGCAGTTCCCGTCCCTGTCCCTACGCCAGTTGCAACAAATTGTGTGCCTGGGTTGTTGTTTGCTGCACCATGTGACCCTGAAAAATCCGTAGTGCCAGCAGTGATAATTGTATATCTACGACCTGTTACAAAACCTCCAGCAGCCACAATGCCAGGTTTAACAAATGCAGTGTATGCTGAAGAATTAACACCTGTAGTTAACGTGCTATTTGAATATAATTCAAACGTATTATAAGTCAAAGGCTTAACGTAATATCTATTATTGTTAAGCTCAGTCATTCCTACAACATCGCTGATAAAAATTCTATCTCCTTGATAGAATTTAATTGGGGACTCTATAGTACCACCTGACAGATATGTACTATATACTGTAGAATCTACTGCAGGAATTAATGTATCATCAGTATAGATAGCAAATTGATTAGCAGCATAGCCACTAGCCTTAACGTAGAAACTAGCGCCATTAATCTGTGTCATGCCAACTACACCAGAGAGAGACACAAAATCTCTATCAATTAATCCGTGACTGCGAGTAGCCGTTCCTGTTCCTGATCCAACACCAGTTGCATTAAATGTTGTACCTTCTGTAACACCTTTCATTGCCACTGCACCCAGTACTGATTGACTAGTATTTACAGTATAAGTCCCAATACCGCCTGTACCACTGCCTAATGCAGTAATTCTAGTACCAGCTGTAACTCCAGAACCTGTTAGGTACATACCAACTTGAACAGTACCACTAGTCGGGGCAACTGTTACATTAAGAACAGTGCCAGCACCGCCTGAGCCGTTGCTAATTGTAGCAGTGAAATCTGTTGACCCTGCGCCTATAGTTGGCCAAGCTGTATTACCGCCTGACAATATTGTATAGGTTTGTCCCGCTATAAAACTTCCGGCAGATACTGTACCAGTAGTAACTGTTACTACAGCAGGATCGTTTCTAGTAATATTAGTCACAGTCAATGGCAAGTATTCACTGTTAACTGTGACCACACAAGGATTAGCAGTAGTTGCATTGGTAATTCGATAATTGTAAGTACTCGAGTTAATACCAGTTCTAGTTGCTGTTCTTAATTCGTATCTACTTGTCGTGTCATCGGGATGGATAACTTCAACCTCACTGACACTATTAGGAATATATGAATATCTCTTTAAGTAAAATGAAATATCATTTTTTAAATTTTTGTTACTAAAATCATCGAATCGATAAATCTTACCTACCTGTGTCATGTTTTCAAATAACGTAACTTGATCAGGTAATTCTGTAGGATCAGCACCTTCGGATCTTAAACCATATGTACCGTTCGCATTTGATCCTGCAACTGAACGAATCTGTCCACCGTTGCTGGCAAAATATGCAGTGTGACAGTAATAGGTAAATGTAGAAACTTGTTCAGTCAAACCTGCATTGTGTGCAAGAATTCCATAACCTAAATCGTTAACCTGTGTGTAATCGTTGGCCAACATTGAACGATTGCCCGGAGTTTCTAAAATGATATCTAAGTTTCCATTACTCCACGGAGTGGTTGCGTTAAGTTCGATTACTGTAACACCAGTAGTACCATTCCAACTGACAATGTTGTCAACTTGATATCTAAATCCGGCATAGTAGAACGATGTGGGAGCAATAGGTCTACGACTAGTTAATCCACTTAAGGTTAAAAATAATCCAGAAGTGCTGGTAATTTTAGCAGTTAAACGTCCACTGAACCCATCAATAAACATACCGCCGCGGAATGCCTGTTTATTCACACTTGCACAGAAGCTAGCACTTTCCTGAACATATGGAGATTTACTACCAATTTGTCCTGCAGGATCAAGTACACACATAAATCCGCCATGACCTTGACCAGTAATGTTACTGATACGTACAGCATCATTAAACATGAACATGTCAATTTCTGTATTATTCTTTGGAGGATTATACGCAACATCAAATGCAAATGTAACACTGCCTACTAGATTAGTAATGACCGGGTCAACCCCTGCTTCTTTGGTAATAGATAGATCTCTAATCTGTGTAACAGTTCCGCGCTTTGGCGGCGATGTGGACACTGTTAGTAATACATTATCAATTATTTCTTGTGCAACTGTATTAATGTAATTAATAGCTGCAATATGTTCAACTTCAGTCAATCCGAGATTAGTGGTATAGTATTTTGATGCAGCATCTACAACATTAGCCTTGCCCCCGGCAATCAAGTCTGCAACAATCGCATCAGTAATTAGACCAGCATCTCTTGATAATAAATCTTGATTAACAGCTCCTACTCCTGGGTACACTAACATGTATTCAACTACTTCTGCTTGTATAAATTTTCTGTTAATTTCTAAAAGTTTGGCAGCGTTTACATACTCACCCGGATTAGCGTAACTAGTACCAACATTGTATGCAGCCTGTGTATTCGTTAAGTAATGGTAACCATATTTTGGACTAGAGAACGCACCAAATGCAGATGTCAATGCTGTTAGACCTGTTGTAATTACTGTAGCAATATCGTCTAGTAATCCGCCAACTTTTGTAACGGCCGCTGTTTCCCCATTAGCAGCAGTGATAGTTTGAGTTTCAGATGCTTGTAAAGATGCATATGCAGTGTTTAATAAAACATAATTAACAGCAATATTTTTAAGTTGTAGTACTGCTGCAGATGTCTGTGCTTCTTGTCCTGCATTTTTAAAAATTGCACCGTTATAGTATAAACTTGCCGTGGTAAAACTTTCAGCATTGCCGCCGTATTTTACGTCAGCAATTAGTGCATCAACAATTAACCCAACATCTTGAGAAAATAGGCTGTCATTATAGGTAAATGCAGCCCATATTCCTGTGCCAATTCCAATTTGTTGATTAATCCATGCAATAACTTCTTTCTTTAGATAATCTTTATTGAATGTTAATAATTCAACTGCATCCGGATAATTAGTTGCGGCAAGATCCAATCCGTCAAAGCTGGTATCTCTATAAAAATAAGTTTCAATCCAAGGACTTTGGCTTGCACGATCTTTAGGAC